CCCAAACCCCCGCCTTCCGTGAATGGTTTGGAGATAGCAAGGTAGTGGATGAGAGCGGGGCGCCACTGGTGGTTTACCATGGGTCAGATTCGGAATTCATGGAATATGATTTAAGCCGTACTGGATCTGGCGCGTCCGAAAGAGGTGCTCTCACTAATCAAGAGCAAGGGATTTACGCAGTTGATGTAGAACGTCATGCCGAACAATACGGAGAAGTGAGTCCTCTTTATGTGAAAATGGAGAACCCGTACTTTGTCGATTTTGAGGCGGATCTAGAAGCCTGGGCGAAGGAAGGTGAGGAAACCGGGGAGCCTCTCACGGCACAAGAGCTTGTTGATAGGGCTTATAGCGGCGATGTCTACAATGCGACCGACGCAGATTCGCAGTTTGAGCAGCATATTAAGGCAGCAAAAAGATCCGGCAATGATGGTGTTATTGCTGATTTTGGAAATCTACAAGACTCTGATGTGGGGCGCCTCGGCAGGGTTTATATTGTATTCAAGCCAGAACAAATCAAGACTAACAACACAATTTCATCAGGACAAATTGAGAGTGACTAATAATGACCGACCAACACAGCCAAGACCAGGCTAAACAAGAAAAGATCAACAGAGCGGCGCTTGCGAAGCAGGTCAAAGAAAACCCTGTGTATCAAGCCGCACTGATGGAAATCCGCGCATCAATCTACCGCAGCCTAGAGGCTATCAAGAAGGACCGGCACTATGAGGTCAGGCTCAAGGATGCACATGACACGCTACAGAACCTGGGGCGGCTTGAGACAGTGATAGATCGCTTCTTTGATACAGGCAAAGTCGTGATAGACCAGCAGAAGCGAAAGGCGTTTTTCTGATAGATTTTGACTATTACCATAATGGTGATAGAATGCAAATATAAACTTGACAACCCTGATAGGAATCAAGATGGCAACAAATAGTGATATTGCTAGCATGTTAATGCAGCAAGAAACTGAGCAACAAGAGCCAGAGCACAAAGAACAGCCAACTGGTTTTACTGATGAGCAACCGGAAGCGGAAGCTCAAACTGACGAAGCAGAGTATGACGAAGCTGAATCAGATGGTGATCTTGAAGACGATGATGAAGGGGAAGCCCAAGAAGCACTTGAAAAACGAATCGCCAAAGTTAATGGTGAGGAGTTTGAAGTTACCTTCGATGAGGCTGTAGCCGGGTATCAACGAGACGCAGATTACCGAAAAGGGACGATGGCAAACGCCGAAGAACGGAAAGCCCTGTCAGCACAATTTGAGCAGGTCAATTCCACTTTAGCAGAGCTAAAATCCTTTATTAAGAGCGAGGAAGATTCGGTCGATTGGGATGATTTGCAGGAGAGCGACCCGAAAGAGTACATAAGGCGTAAGAAAGATCTCGAGCAAGCCAAAGCAACACAGGCCAAAGCTCAGGACCTACAGCAAACAGAGCGTACAAGGCTTTTGGATGCTGAATCGAAACGTCTTATTGAGGTAATGGGTGGCGACCAAAGCTGGACGCATGATCAGCGCACCAAAGATATGGAACTGACGACTAAGTACATGGTTGATAAGGGATTCAGCGAGCAAGAGATTGGCAGCATTATCGACCATCGTGTGTGGCGTGTTCTATTCGATGCAGCTAAATCAGAGCAGTTCAGCAAGAATCAGACCAAGGTTAAAGACCAAATCCGACAAGCTCCGAAATCAGTGAAGCCGGGTCAAAAGGTTCCAGCGTCGCAACGTAAAATGCAAACTGCCAGAAAGAATTTGGCTGCATCTACGAAGCACAACTCAACCGAAAACCTAGCTGAATTACTCAAACTCCATCAGTAAGGTGAATCATCATGGCACAACCAACAAACACGTTTAGCTCGTATGACGCTAAAGGCAACCGGGAAGACCTGATCAACGCTATCTATTCTGTTGACCAGACCAAGACTCCTTTTACCTCAGCGATTGGTAAAATCTCAGCTACTGCAACCCTGCACGAATGGCAGACCGATGCATTGGCCGCCGCTGGTGCAAACGCAGTGATTGAAGGCGATGAAGCCTCAACCGACGCATCAATTGCAACCGTTCGGCTTGGCAATTACACGCAAATTTCTGACAAAGTTGCCCTGGTTGCCGGTACTCAGCAGGCTGTTGATTCAGCAGGCCGTAGCTCTGACATGGCGTATCAAATGGCCAAGCGGATGCAAGAGCTGAAACGCGACATCGAGCTTGCAGCTTGCGCAAACAACGCCAAAGCGGTAGGTAATGACACTACTGCCCGTGAGTCTGCCGGTATTGAGTCATGGATTGCCTCAAACACCTCAGCAGGTACAGGCGGTTCAGACCCGGCTGGCACAGGCGCTGACGCTCGAACCGATGGAACGCAACGTGCCTACCTGGAAGCTGATCTTAAAGCTGTCCTGGCGTCTGCTGCTGATGAAGGTGGCGATCCAAATATGTTGCTGCTTGGTTCATTCAACAAGCAGGCAATGTCAGCGTTTACCGGCAACGGTACTCGCACCTATGAAGGCAGCACCAACACTTTGGACACTGCAATCGACATCTACAAGTCTGATTTCGGTATTCTGGAAGTAGTGTTCAGCCCTCAGTCTCGTTCACGTTCAGCCATTGCGATTGATACCTCAATGTGGAAGCTGGCTATGCTGCCTGGCCGTTCATATATGCAGAGAGACCTGGCGATTTCGGGTGACTACATGCGCAAGCAAGTGCTGTGTGAGTGGACATTGCAGTGTGATAACGAGAAAGCCAACGGCATTGTGGCCGATCTGACCACTTCCTAAGCTAACCTATAGAGGCCTCCGGGCCTCTTTTTGGAGCTAACATGACAGAACAGAAAGACACGACCAAGCAAACACGAAAAATGAAGGTTTATTGCCGCAATAGTATCTGGGTTCAGGGCTCTAATGCTTACCCCAAGAAAATACCGGCAGGAACTTTGGTTGAGCTGTCAGCCGAAGACATCAAGCATTTTGGCAAAGCAGTCACAAAAGACATTCCAGAGGAATTTGACGATGTCACAAGTTGATCGTTTACTCACGTACACACTGAACGCGACTATCACTGACGTTTCCACTGCCGGCCAGGTCTACATTCCTGTGCCAGATGGCTTTGGTGGCGACATTGTAGAGATCCGGTCAGCATTGAACGGCGCTATCTCGGGTGCTAACGCAGTTCTAACGGCAAAAATTGGTGGTACTGCTGTCACAGGTGGCGTGATTACCATTGCCAACGCCTCATCAGCCGCCGGGGATGTTGATGTGTGCCGGCCATCTGGTGCGAACACCGTTGCTGATGGCGGGTCCGTAGAGATTGAAACCAATGGAGCCTCAACTGGTTCAGTTAGTGTCTTCCTGACAGTGGTTGTGCGCCGATGAGTGACTGGCGCTTACTAGACCATGACGGCTATCGGAAGCTCTACTTTAGGCACAACGAGTCTACGGGTAGGGACGAATTTAAAACTGTTGAGGACGTAGCGCCGCTGATCTCAATGAACCAGAAAGCCCGCAATGATGAAACGGGCAACTGGAAAGGCGACATGCACCACGTCGCCAGCGTACCACCGGCTGTTTGGAAGCAGTGGTGGCAGGAGTTTGGCGGCAACCCAATGCTACCAGAGAACCAGCCCAGGCTAATGCAAAAGCTCAACGACCGCGACTATAGTAAAATGCGGGTCAAATCAGGCAGGCTATAAATGGCACTCGACACGTACAGCAATTTAAAAGCGTCTGTTATTGCCTTCTCAGGGCGTGATGATCTGTCTTCACAAATGGATGACTTCATCTCACTTGCCGAAGAAGCTATCTATTTCAACGATGTGTTTCCCCTGCGTTTGCAGTCGATGGAAACAATACTGACGGACACCACCGCCGGGCCACTGTATACGCTGCCTGCTGATTACATGGAGATCCGTTCACTAACCATTACCAATGGCGGTAATGAGTGTGAGCTGTCCTATGCCAGCCCTGCGGTATTGCAGATAATCTCGGGAACTGGCGCGCCTTATGAATTTACTATTGTCGGCAGTGACATCAAGTTTAATATCACCCCTGACTCAGCATACGCCATCAAACTGACGTACTACGCCAAGCCAACCGCGCTTAGTTCATTAGCTCCTTCTAATGCTGTATTAACCAATCACCCCAGCATCTACCTAAACGGATGCCTATCAATGGTTGCTCAGTATGCCGGTGAGGAATCAGACGCTGAAAACGCGTATCAAAAAATGATTCGATCAATCCGTGGCGCTCGCCGTGGTGATTCAACAGGCCGATACCCAAAAGGAGCTAGGGCTAAGGTTCGCGGGAGTACACCTTAATGCCTTCACGCTTTAACCGTGTTGACTATCCTGCCGTGGGTGCGTCTTATAGATCACCCTCATTGCCTGCCAGCGCCCAGAGGACCGTCAACCTGTACCCAGAGGTGCTTGATAACGGCCTGGTGAATGTTGCCCTGCATAATTTTCCCGGCCTTAACCGCAAGCTGTCCGGTAATTCCGGCGAGTTTGACCGTGGGTTCCATACATTCAAAGGCAATCTGTATCAGGTTGCAGGCTCACAGCTTTACCTAGTGTCATCAACCTATGTTCGTACAGCCATTGGCTCTATTGCTGGCACTGGCTATGTATCAATGTCTGACAACGGCAGTACCATGGTCATTGTTACCGGCGGCTCAGGTGAGTACACATACGATGGCAGCACATTTGCCGCAGTGACACTAAGTTCTAACCCCAGCAATGTTGAATATCTTAACTCAAGCTTCTACTTTGATGACGATGACGGCAGAGTCTCTGTCACAACGCCTGGTACCCTGACAATACCCGGCCTTAATTTCTTCGCGCCGGTGTCAGCGCCAGACAGTCTTGTCCGGACATACATCTTTAATCAGTTTATCTACCTGTTTGGTGAACGCACCATTGAGCCATGGCAGCCAGTGGGTGCTGGTGTGCCTCCCGTTGAGCGCATGAACGGCGCTATCGTTGAGTCGGTAGGATTGGCAGGGCGCACTGCTGTAACGAACACAGAGAAGGCCATGTACTTTGTCAGCGACAAAGGCGACGCCATTCAGCTTGCCGGGTTCCAGACTAAAGAGATCAGCACAGTTGCTATCAACAACGAGTGGCGGCAATACAGCACAACAAGCGACGCTATCGTTCAGACGGTTGATATCCTATCGCTTGATTTCGTGATATTCAGCTTCCCAACTGCCGGTAAAACCTGGGGCTATGTTGAACAGTACGGAATATGGTTCGAGCTAGAGACCGGCACAGCTAGAGGCCGATGGCTAGGCAATACGATCATTGAAGCATACGGGCGCAATATCGTTGCAGACTATGCGACAGGAAATATCTATGAGTTGGACCCTGATGTGTACACTGACAACGGGTTAACGACTGTCAGAGAGCGCATATTCGCACCATTGGCCGGTGAGAAGTTCCAGAAGCCGCGACAATTCTACCAGTTTAACGAGTTTGGCCTATCAATTGAGACCGGATTGGGCAACACGGCAGAGATTAACCCGTTGGTTGGCATAGCCTTTTCAACCGATGGCGGCCAGACGTACAGCAATGAGCGGTTTAAGAAGGTCGGCCAAGATGGTGAGTATCAGAAAGAGGTTAAGGTCACTGACAATAAGCATTTTCGTGATCTTACTGTACGTCTGAGATACACAGAGCCGAACAAATTCAGCCTTTTCTCTAGCTATATAATGATCAGGGAGAGTGGCCGCAAATGAGCCAGATTAATAACATCACCTACTTAAACCGCATCCGACCGACCAAATGGAAGGATGGCGAACAGGCCAAATATTTAACTGACATTGAACAGTTTATCCGTCAAGTCTATGACCGCTTAGTCGGTGTCAACCGGGTCAAAGTCTATACCGTCGCCAACCTACCGGACGCAGCCAGCTTTTTGCCAAACTCAACAGAAGGTGCTGCCATGGTTTTCGTGTCAGATGAAGCTGGCGGTGCTACAATAGCCTTCAGCGATGGCACAGACTGGCGCAGAGTTCAAGATCGAGTCGTCTGTACCAGTTAAACGCTACCAGCCAAGGGCATGCCCAGCTAGTGCGAAGATGTATTCAGATTCACATTAGAGTTGAGGTTATGTTATGAGTTGGTTAAGTAATATTGGTGATTGGGCAGGCGAACAATGGGATAACATCACAGGTGAAACTCAAGCCGACGCCGCAGAAAAAGCCGCACAGCTACAGGCTGACGCTGCCAATTCAGCAGCACAGCTTCAATCTGAATCAGCGGCAAACCAGCTAGCCTTTCAAGAGCAACAGGCTGGAATTGCTCGGGATGACCTGCAACCATTCACACAGTTCGGTGCTGGCTTCATTCCCCAAGCTAATGCACAGAATCAAAACACTGCATCCCTGTACGGCGCACAAGGTCAGTCCGACTTTATGAACTCGCCTATGGTTCAGGCAATCATGCAGCAGAACCGTGATGCCAACCTGAATAATGCCGCCGTTGGTGGTCGACTGGGGACGGGTGGCTTTGAGGCTGGCTTGCAAAGCTCTGCACTGACCACTGGTTTCGGATTACTCAATCAAGAACGACAGGCAAATCAATCCTACCTGGGGCAGCTTATGAGTGGCGTGCAGATGGGTCAAAACTCAGCAGCAGGGCAAGCAAATACATCTAATAGCCTTGGTGTAAACTCTGCAAACACCATGCAAAACTCAGTGATGAACCAGAACAACCTGACAACCAGTGGCGCAGCATCACAAGCGGCTGGCGTGATTGGTGCGGCTAACGCCTCAGCAGCCGGGACAGGTAACTTGATCAGCCTGGGAACTTCTGCCGCTGGTGCCATGGCTGGAATGCCCGGTATGTTTGGTAGTCCAACGATGAGCGTACCTACTGGATCAGGTGTCGGCGTTAGTAATGGACTTGGTGGCACTATAAACAGCCCCATGGGGTTTGGAGGCTCTTAAATGGCACTAGACCCTAGAATAGCATTAGCTGGTCAAGTCACTGACGTTGCGGGCGCCATACAGAGCGGGCAACAAATCACTGGCAACAGCATGAACATTGCCTTGCAGCGTCAGAACCAGCAGATCAACGCGATGGGTATTGCTCAGAAGCAAGCCCAATACACGAACAACCTCTTTACGTCATTGCGTGACAAGCCGCTTGATGAACGTGCTGCAATCATGGCTCAGAACATGGGCGTGCTAGAACAGTACGGCATACCGCCAAGCGAGCTAATGGGTAACCTTGACGACGCTGGTATTGACCGGGTGCTTGCTGCTACACAGCCATTTATGAGCCGTGGTGCGCCGGGTGAGCAATTCACCCTATCCCCTGGGTCAGTTCGGTATGACGAATTTGGCCGAGTAGTTGCACAAAATGAAGAAGCTCAAGGCCAGGATGGAGGCAGTGGTGGTGCGCCTAAGTACAAAGAGATAAGCACAAACCCGCTCACTGGCGTTACCACTGGATTCAATGAGGACTCAGGAAAGGTTGAGGTAATCCCGGCAGGTGAAGCAGCGCAAGCAGCATTGACGGCTCAGGCGCAGCGAAATACTACTGAGGCAGAAGATAAATCAGCCAGTGAAAGAACATCTCAATTATTTGGGCAAAGCAAAGATCTACGTAATGAGTATGAGAGTGTCACTAAAGAGGATAAGGCGACTATTGAATCCTTTGGTGCGATAGAAGCAGTCTTGAATGCAGACGATGAAGTTATTAGCTCGTTTAAAGATGCTTATGAGGCTAACGCGCCCGACAATGATGCTAAAGAAAAGATCCTAAATGACTCACGAGCAATCAGCGATATTGCCTTGATATTCGCATTCTTCAAAACAGTCGATCCCACTTCTACAGTGAGGGAGGGTGAGTTTGCTACCGTAGAGCAAGCGGGTAGTGTCGGTACTCGATTCCAAAACCTATACAACAGGCTTTTGAGCGGTGAAAGAATGGGTGACGCACAGCGTAACCAGGTGATACGGATTGCCCAGAACAAGCGCAACTCAGCCGCTACAAAGCTGAATAGTACCCAAGATAAATACACCACACTGGCCAGCGAATTTAATATCAATCCGGGGACAGTGATACTGGATGAAAATTATTCAAGTAATGTTGATCTTACTTCAAAGCTTTCTAGTGATACTGCCCAGCAAGAACCTGTACAAATAGACCCGGCAGCCCAACAAGGTATGGACGAACTCATCTCACAAAGCCTGGGGAATTAAGATGGCAGAACCGCAATTCACAGAAGCACAGCTTTCACAATACCTTGAAATGAAGGTAGCTGATGGATCAATGACCCCCGAGCAGGCGTCAAAAGTATCTAGTGATCATCAAATGTCGCTGATGCCAAAAGGCACGCTAGGCTCTGCCATTTGGGAGCCAACCAAGGCTATTGGGGCGGCAATGCTTGGCCAGGTCGTTGCCGGTGGCGCTGGCCTGTTGCAACTAGCAAAAGGTGACGGCCTTGATGAGGCCACACAAGCTATTGAAGACGTTCAGGGCGCAGCCGCACAGATGTCAGCACCAAAGACTCAGGCAGGCACTAAGGGCTTACAGAACGTCACTGATTTGATTCAACTGGGCGTTGATGTAACCCAATACTCTATGTCTGGTTTGGGCGGCATTATGGAGCTAGTCAGAGGCGAAAGCGTAGAGCAAGCAGCAAGGACGGTTCAGGACGTACAGACCAAAGGTGTTGCAGCCACGGCAGGCGATAGGGTATTTGAGGAAACAGGCTCCCCGTTGCAGGCTACCGGGGCTTACATGTTCCCAGAGCTTGTGGCATCTGCTATCCCAATAATTAATATGGGCAAAAAAGCATCACGCTATCAAACAGCAGTAGCCGCCAGGCTTAGGGATTCACAGGCCCAGCCAGAAGTAGCAAGGGGCATTGCTGATCTTAACGCCAGGATACAAAGCGGTGAAATAACGGGTGACTTGTACCCTGCTTTTGACAGACTTATACAAGCATCAACGCCAAGACTTCAAAACCAGCTTGTTCAAGCGGCTGATGATGTTCGCCTAGGTGCTGATCCTCAATCCGTAGTCAATAAACTAAATCAGGTAGAAGGCGATGCAGCAAGGGCGGCTGCCGATACTTCAATTGTTGACTATGTCCGAGCTGGATCGAATGGGATTAAAACCGACTTTTTAGCAAGGGGCGCTATTAGGCAGGGCTTTGATCAAGGTGTTATTGCTTCTGTTAAAGCATCATCACCATTAGATCGTAGTCGTATGGTTGAAATGATGGACATACTAGAGAAGGGCAAGGCAGATGCCTTGTATGCTGTCGTTAATAGGCCTTCCGATGTTGCCGGTAACAGCCTGTTACAACGCGTTAACTATATCAAAGATATAAACAGACAGGCAGGATCAGAGCTAGACGGAATAGCTCAAGGTCTTAGAGGTCAGACAGTAGATTATAGTTCTGTTGTGAATAGCTTTGTCACTCGACTCGATGATATTGGCGTAAAGATGGATAACGACCTAAAGCCAATCTTTGAAGGGTCAGATATTGAAGGAGTGGTTCCTGCTCAAAATGCAATAAACAACGTAATTAATCGCATGAAGTCTGGTGATGGGCCAGATGCTTATGACTTACACCGGATGAAAAAGTTCATTGATGAACAAGTAACTTACGGTAAAGCCAGCGAAGGCCTAGCCGGAAAGACTGAAAACATACTCAAAGGACTGAGAAGGGACTTAGATAGCACCCTTGATACAAATTTCCCTGAGTACAATCGGGTAAACACGGCCTATTCCGATACAGTGGGCGCATTAGATACGCTACAATCATCTGTTGGTAAGAAAATGGATCTGTTTGGCGATAATGCAGACCGGGCAGTGGGCACTGTACTGCGTCGCTTGATGAGTAACGCACAAAGCCGAATCAATATACTTGACTCAGTTCAGGATATTGAATCTGTTACTCGGAAATACGGCGGGGAATTTGACGATAACATCCAGGTGCAAATGCTGTTTGCTGATGAATTAGACTCAGTATTTGGTCCAGTGGCAAGAACTGGATTCCAGCGTAGTGTTGGCGAGGGTGTTAAATATGGCGTTGAGGCTGCAACAGGACAGAAAACAGGCATTGGTATGTTGGCCGAAGCCGCTGGCGCAATGACCAACAAGGCCCGAGGCATAAATAATGAAAATGCGTTCAAAGCAATCCGCAAATTATTGGAGCGCCCATAATGGCATGGACACCGATCAGCGGAACTGTCCCGCAATACTCAACTAGCGCAAACGAGCTTGCCAGCGACTACTGGCTCAAGTTCTATCTGTCTGGTACGACTACACCATACTCAGTCGCAACGGACAGCACAGGGGCTTCTACGCTTGCTAAGATCAAGCTGAGTAATGTTGGCTATCCAATCTCTAACCCGCTGGACAATGACACCATATTCATACCGCATGTTGAGGTTGCCTACCGCATTGTTTTGTACCAATCTGAAGCTGATGCTGACGCTAACGACACGGCCAATGCTGCTTTTAACATTGATGGCATATCGCCGGACATTGCCCAGCTTGCCACTGATGACAACATTGCAATGAAGGGGACCACATTACAGGCGCAGGATGACTACGACCGCTCACCGCTGTTTGTGAACGGTACAGACTTCACAGCAGGCGCAGGGCCGCACACGATCACAGTGCCGTCTGAGTGGACGCCTACCAATGCTGACATGCGGTTCTATAGGCTGGCCAGTAACGGTGTAGTAACAGACCTGACGCCTACCAGTAAGTCTGCCACCACCTTCACAATAGCGGAAACCCTGCTTTCAACCGATACGCTTTACATCGGTGACGATACCTTTCGTAATCAGATGGATGGTGACCCGCTAGATATTAGGACTCGGATTGATGTTTATTCCAAAAGTGAGGTTTATTCCAAAAGTGAGGTTTATGCTACTGCTGAGGCGGCAACATTTGCCCAAGGTGCCACTGCTGACACAGCATTGCAGCCAGCTAATAACCTTTCTGATGTTGCCAGTGCATCTGCGTCAAGAAGCAACTTAGGGCTGGGAAGTGCGGCAATTGTTTCATACGACGAAACATTAGCCGAGGAGCTTGCTGGCGATTTCGGCAGTGGCGAGACTGTAAATATTGTCAAAATTGGGAAAGTAGTGACTATTACGGCTAACCAAGGTTTGACGTTTTCTGCCACCGCCGTCGCAACATCAGGTTCAATAATTCCATCTGATTACCGGCCAAGCGCCGACACGCGAGTGGCAACTTTTCAAGACAGCGTGGCAACTAATGGCGTTATTCAGTACATCAGAGTACAGACAAATGGGCAATTAAAAATTGAGTTTGGGGCTAGGGACGAGAACACATTTGCAGTTCAGACAACCGCAAGCCCATTTACTATAAGTTACGTTGTAGGGTAAAAATAGAAGGTTTAACAACAAGCCCAAAAATCAAAGCCTCACCCATCAACCGAGCACGAAGGCCAAAATGATCGTTAACAGGAATGTCATAGTTGACCGAAGCGAACAAAACGGTTTCATCAACTCGGGCATAAAAGAATTGAGCATTGTCGCCATAGCCATGGATAGCACCGGCGCTGACGCTAAATCCATGATTGAGGTGAAACCGGCGACTGGCAGAGTATGACCGATCGCCGTATGAATTGATAAACGTGGACGCCTCCCAATTGTCATAAGAGAGACCGATTAGTGCGTTATTGTTGTTCATGCCCGAGGTGACCAAGTGAGCCGTCATAAGGCTAAACTCAAGCTCAAGGCCATCAGCAGAGGCCGAGCCAATCAGGAACAGGGCTATTATGAAATATCGCATTTTGTTACCTCAGACAATGGTTGTGCTAAAATCACCCAAAAAGGGTATTTATGACCGGTATCACAGCCCTTCATACCTCACTATAACGAATTGTAAGGACTGATATGTCATATCAACCAGTAAGCGGCATAGTACCCCAATACAGCACAGACGATAATGAGCTGGCCAATGGGTATTACCTCAAGTTTTACGAAGCCAACACTACTACGCCGTTGAGTATGGCGACTGACTCTGCCGGTGCAACGCTGCTGGTCAAGTGCAAACTGTCCAGTGCGGGGTTCCCCATCAGCAACCCGCTTGATAACTCTACTGTGTTTATACCCCACGTTAACGTCAGCTATCGGCTGGTAATCTACTACACCGAAGAAGATGCAAATACTGATAACACAGCAGCGGCTCTGGTTAATATTCCTGAAGTTGAACCAATTGCTAATTTAGGAAGGGAAATTGTTTTTGCGATCACTGACGGTGCAAATGTTGAATTAAACCCGGCCAATGGCGGCATTCAAACCTGGACCATGAGCGCGGATCGAACCGCAACGGCCAGTTTTGTGTCGGGGCAGAGCATGACCCTGATCGTAACCTCGGCGGGCAACGCGCTAACCTGGCCCACTATGTTGTGGGTCGGCGGTGATGCCCCCACACTGGCCACCGGGGAGTCTATTGTCGAGCTGTTCAAAGTTGGCAGCACGCTGTACGGCGCAGCCGTAGGTGATCCGTCGTGAGTTTTTTAATGAACAAAATGCTCCGGGTAGCGACAAGCGGCGGGGATACTCCAGGAGAATCAGGAGAATCAGGAGACCCAGAATGGACTTTATCTGGGTTTGGAGCG